TTTTCGCAGAGTGGCGCGCGAGCTAACCCGAGCCGCTCGCGCAGCGCGCGAATGTCGTTAGGCGACACTTCGCCGCGTCCTGTGGAACTCGCGCTCGATCATTTGGCGCAAAAGCAGCAGACGAACTCGCTGCCGCCCCTCTTCAGCCGATGTCCCATACCATGGGCCGCAAAGCTCAGCGGTCATCGCATTGGCTTGCCACTGAAGGATCTCAAGGTACGTCATCTCAGTTCCCCTTGTGCACGGATGTCGTCAGATGGCATCGACTGCGCAAGCATCGCCTGCAGCTTTGCTAGGCTCGAGCCACGCGTGGCGGCGTCGCCGTCGCGAAAGGCTGCAACGCCGCCGGCTGGCCGTATCGCCAGCCTTAACTCCGCTCTAACAATCTCACCTTCTCGCCCGGATGAGAAATTCAAACCGTTCGATTGGCTTGGCGAGTATCGCGAGTATGCCGAACGTCCTGCTAACGCGTACCGCCGGCCTTAACCGCGGCTTTTGATAAGGGGCGCGGTTTCGCCCTAGCGCTCCGCCTCCCAGCAACCGCACCGGACCAACGCGCGTAGAGTCGCGAAATTCGAGGTGGGGGTCGGACTGCTAATTTACGGGCAGGCCGGCCACGGCGCAGGCGCGCTATAGGGCGAAACGAATTCGGCCGACCAATTGTCGCGCCGGCGAGAACGCGCGTATACGAGCTGCGGAGGGGATTTTGAAGAGACAGACCGCTGCGCAGACGCCGACCGCCTGGCCGGCCGACGCCGTCGAGCGGCGCCCGCTCGCGAAGCTCGTCCCCTATGCGCGCAACGCGCGGCAGCATTCGGACGCGCAAGTCGACCGGATCGCCGCCTCGATGAAGGAGTGGGGCTGGACGATGCCGCTCCTCGTCGACGAGAACGACGAATTGATTGCCGGCCACGGTCGGGCCCTCGCCGCCGAAAAGCTCGGCTGGGCCGAGGGCCCGGTCATGATAGCCCGCGGCTGGTCCGACGCGAAAAAGCGCGCTTACCGGATCGCTGATAACCGGCTCTCCGAGCTCTCGCAATGGGATAACCTACTCCTCGGCACCGAGCTCGCCGAACTCCGCGACCTCCGCGTCGACCTCGTCGAATTGACCGGATTTGCGCCGCTCGAACTCGACGCGTTGCTCGCGCCCGAGACCGACCCGGACGCGGAGTGGCAAGGAATGCCCGAGTTCACTCGGGGGACGAAAGTCGCTTTTAAAACGCTCCAGATCCATTTGAAAGACGAGGAAGCGGTCCGCCGGTTTGCCGATCTTGTCGGCCAGCCGATCAGCGAAAAGACCCGCTTTCTTTGGTACCCGCAAGCCGAGATCGAACGCTACGCCGACAAGCGTTACACGACCGAGTGAACCCTAGGTTTCCGATCTATATCCCGTCGAAAGGCCGGTCGGGGTCGCGGATTACGATCCGCGCCCTCGAGGCGATCGGCGTCGGCTATTCGGTTGTTGTCGAGGAGCAAGAATATCGCGACTACGCCGCGGTCGTTCCGAAAGAGCGGATCCTCGTCCTCGACCGGCGCTACCAAGAAAATTACGAGGCTTGCGACGACGAGGGCGACGCAAAGAGCAAGGGACCCGGACCGGCGCGGAATTTCGCTTGGGAGCACGCAATTGCCGCCGGTGCCGACTGGCACTGGGTAATGGACGATAATATCAAAGGCTTTTTCCGGCTAAACAACAACCTCAAGGTCCCGGTTGCGGACGGGACGATCCTTCGCTGCATGGAGGATTTCGTCCTCCGCTATAAGAATATCGCGATGGCGGGCCCGAACTATTTCATGTTCGCCTCGCGCAAGCACAGCCGGCCGCCGTTCACGCTCAATACCCGGATTTATTCTTGCAACCTCGTCCGCAACGGTCTGCCGTTTCGCTGGCGCGGGCGTTACAACGAAGATACCGATCTATCCTTGCAAATGCTCAAAGCCGGATGGTGCACGGTTCAATTCAACGCGTTTTTGCAATACAAGCTCCCGACCCAGACGGTCAAAGGCGGCAATACCGACGCCTTTTATTCGCGCGAGGGGACTCTCCCGAAGTCGCGGATGATCGCTCGTCTTCATCCCGACGTTGCTAAGGTCGTTTGGCGCTTCGGGCGCTGGCATCACTACGTCGACTACAGGGATTTCGCGCGCAACAAGCTCATCCGCCGCGACGATATCGAAATCCCGACCGGGGTCGATAATTACGGGATGCGGCTCGTCCAACTCGGCGCATAGCGATGCGAGGGCGAAAACCGCGACCGACGCACCTCAAGCTCGTGACCGGCAATCCCGGCCGACGACCGCTCAATGCGGCTGAGCCGCGGCCCGAAGCCGGGCTTCCGGCGCCGCCGGCCGAGCTCGGCAGCGACGCGAAGAACGAATGGCGCCGCGTCGCGCGGCGCTTGCAAGCGCTCGGGCTCTTGACGCCGTGCGATCGCGCGGCGCTCGCGGCTTATTGCCAAGCCTTCGGGCGGTGGCGCCAAGCCGAACGAGCGCTCGCGGCAATGGCGAAAGCCGATCCGCTGACCGGCGCGCTGATGATCCGCACAAAAGAGGGCAACGCGATCCAAAACCCTCTCGTCGGCATCGCGAACAAGGCGATGGCCGATATGGTGCGCTACGCCGCCGAATTCGGCATGACACCGTCGGCGCGCTCGCGGATCGCCGGTGCCGCTAATGGCGAACAAAAAGACGATCCGGCCGCCAAATACTTCACCACCGGCTGACCCGGTTACGAGTTATGCCCTTGGCGTAGGCGCAAGCGAGATCATCGCGGGGCCGCATGTTCGAAACGCATGCCGGCGCCATCTCGAGGACCTCGAGCACGGACCCAAGCGCGGGGTGCGCTGGGATCTCGCGGCGGCGCTACGGGCGATCGGGTTCTTCGGAGAAGTTTTGCGCCTCAATGGCGGGCAGTTCGAGGGCATGCCCTTCGAATTGCACGAAAGTCAGAAATTTATCGTCGGCTCGCTCTTCGGCTGGAAGCGCGCCGACGGCACCCGGCGGTTTCGGCGCGCCTATTGCGAGATCGCCAAGGGCAACGGCAAGAGCCCTCTAGCCGCCGGGATCGGCCATTACGGGCTCGTCGCCGACGGCGAGATGCGCGCCGAGATCTACGCCGCCGCGGCCGATAAGGACCAGGCGAGCGTGCTCTTCCGCGATGCCGTCGCAATGCGCGAGCAATCGCCAGCCTTGGCGCGGCGCCTAACGCCGTCGGGCGGCAACCCGGTCTGGAACCTAGCCGACCTCGAGACCGCCTCCTTCTTCCGGCCGATCAGCCGCGAGAAGCGCAAGACCGGCTCGGGCCCGCGCCCCCATATCGCACTTTGCGACGAGGTGCACGAGCACCCCGATCGCGGCATCATCGAGACCTTGGAGCGCGGCTTCAAGTGGCGCCGGCAACCGCTGCTCGTCATGATCACGAATAGCGGTAGCGACCGCAATTCGGTGTGTTGGGAAGAGCATATGCACGCCGCGCGCGCCGCGGCCGGAACCCGGACGCCGGACGATGATTTTACTTTCGTCGGCGAAGTCATCGACGACGAGACGTTCAGTTTTATTTGCGGGCTCGACAAAGACGACGACCCGCTCGAAGACCCCGGCTGCTGGCCGAAAGCGAACCCGCTCTTGGGTGTGACAGTGCAGCCCGACTACCTGGCCTCGCTGGTCAACCGCGCGAAGCAGATCCCGGGTCAGCTCAACGGCATCTTGCGTCTGCATTTCTGCGAATGGACCGACGCCGAGCAGGCGTGGATGGCGCGCGCGACCCTAGAGGGTTGCCTCGCCGAGTTCGCGCCCGAGGAATTCGCCGGCGAGCCGGCGGTGCTCGGGCTCGACCTATCGGGCACACAGGATTTGACCGCGCTTGCGGTCGTCGTGCGCACCGGCTTTGTCGACGTGCCGCGCGAGAATGGCGAGACCGCCCGATTGCCGACGTTTTCGGCTTGGGTCGAGGCGTGGACACCGGCCGATACCTTGGCCGAGCGCGCGCTACGCGATCAGATGCCCTATGACGTCTGGGTCCGCGAGGGCTGGCTCAACGCGGTACCGGGAAAGCACGTCCGGCTCGATTTTGTTGCGGCACGCGTCGCCGAAGTTGTCCAAGAGCTCGAGGTCGAGTGCCTCGTTTACGACCGCTATGCCTATGCGAAATTCGAGCAAGAGCTCGACGCGCTCGGTGTGACGGTTGCGCAACAGGAGCACCCGCAAGGCGGCATTCGCCGCGCCAAGGAATCGGGGCTATGGATGCCGGGCTCGGTCGCCGAACTCGAGGCGGCGATGCTCGACGGCCGGATCCAGCTTCGCGGTTCGCCGCTGCTCATAGCCGCGATGATGTCGGCGGCCGTCGAGCGCGACGCATTTGATAACCGCTGGTTTTCGAAACGCAAGGCGGTCAACCGCATCGACCCGCTCGTCGCGCTCGTGATGGCGGTCGGCAAGGCCGCGCAAGGCGACGGCCGCTCGGTCTACGAGGACCGCGGCTTACTGGTGATTTGAGGAGCGCGCATGATTAGGGAGCTGTGGCGCGCGCTCTTCGGGCGAACGCAGCGCGCCAGTGCCGGCGTCCCGTCTTACGGCATGATCCCCCCGCTGGGCTCGGTGCCGTCGGCCTCGGGACTCTTGATCAGCCAGGCGACGGCGATGGGCGTCGCTACCGTCTATGCCTGCGTCAACCGGCGCTCGCTCGACGTCGCGCGCTGCCCGCCCTCGCTCTTTCGGCCGCTGGAGGACGGCAGCCGCGAGACGGTGACCGACCATCCGGTCGCCAAACTCTTCGTCAAGCCAAACCGCGTACAGAGCTGGTTCGAATTCGTCGAACAGCTCATGGTCGGCTATCTCTTACGCGGCAACGCCTATGCGGCGATCTTGCGCGACCGCCGCGGCAACCCGGTCGAGTTGATCCCGATCAATCCCGACGCCGTCATGGTGCTCGAGGCGGCCGACGGTTCGATCTTTCACAATACGAACCGCATCGGCCTATGGCAAATCGCGATGCTGCGCGATTTCCCGGTCGCGATCCCGGCCGAGGATATGCTGCATTTGCGCGGCCAGTCGTTCAATTCGCTCGTCGGCGTCTCGAAAATCGGTCTCGCCCGCGACGCGATCGGTCTCGGCATGGGATTGGAGCAGCAGGCCTCGCGCTGGATGGGCAATGGCGCCCGCCCGTCGGGCGTCTTGGAATCGCCGACCAAGCTCACCGATAGCGCCGCCAAGCGCCTGAAAGCGCAGTGGGAGGCCTACACCGCCGGCGTCGAGAATACCGGCCGCACCGCGGTCCTCGAGGAAGGGGTCGTCTGGAAGCCGTTGCAGCTCACCAGCGTCGATCTTGAATTTATGAAGCAGCGGGAATTTGCGGTCCTCGATATCTGCCGTTTCTTCAACGTTCCGCCGCACAAGGTCTGGGTCGTCGACCGCGCCGCGTCGATGTCGATCCCGCAGCAAGACCAGAATTACATGAACGAGACGATCGCGCCCGATTTGGAGCGCTTGGAGCAACTCTTCGAGCGCGTTTTCGATCTCGCCGATGAGGGGCTCGCGGTCGATTTCGACGAGCGCAATTTGCTGCGCGCCGACATCATGACGCGGCGCAACGCGGCGCGGCTCGGCATCCTCTCGGGGTTGACGACGCCGGACGAGGAGCGTCTCTCCGAGGGCTTGCGCGCCCGCGGCGGCGCCGCCGACGAATTGCTCGTGCCGGCCAATACCGCGGCGCTCGGTAGCGAGATGACCGGTACCGCGCCCGATGGCGCCGGCCGGCCGCCGAAAGGCGAGCCGCCGGGACCCGGCGTCGGCACCGGCGGCAAACAACCGAACGCGAGCGAACTCGACGACGAGGCGCCGCCGGAAGATGTCGCGCCGTCGAGCTGAGGTTAATCGCAAACATGACTGAACGACCGCTCGAGGTCTTACGGTTCGAGATCGCCAAGCTCGGCCTCGCCGAGGGCGATGTTTTGGTTTTCCGCTACCCCGCCGATTACACCGAGCGGCAAATCGCCGAGCTCGCCAAGACGATCACGAGATGCCGGGGCTTCGGCTGCGACCGCAAGGTAGTGGTGATGCCGGACTCGATCGAGCTTTCGGTCGTGGCGGGCGATCGGCTGCCGCCGGAGCTATTGCAATGATCCGCCGAACCTATCCGCTCGAGCTCGGACAAGAGCTCGGGCCGCGCCAGGTGCGCGTCCGCGCGTCGACCGGTGCCTTGGGGCGCGACGGTATGATCGTCGTGCCGGCCGGCATCGATCTGACGCACTATCGCAAGAACCCGGTCATGCTGTGGCAGCACGACCCTGCGGCGCCGGTTGCGCGCGCCGCGTCGCTCCAAATGGACGGCGCCGATCTTTGCGCCGACGTCGAATTTGCGCCGGAAGGGGTCAGCCCCAAGGCCGATGAAATTTGCGGGCTGGTCAAGGCCGGCGTCGTCAACGCCGTCTCGATCGGGTTTGACCCGCTAGAGAGTGAGCCGCTCGACGCGAAAAAGCCGCGAGGCGGCCACCGGATCATCCGCTCGGAACTGATGGAAATCTCATTCGTGTCGGTGCCCGCCGACCGGGAGGCGGTTGTTTTGCAGCGCGAGAAAAAGGACGAAAAGCCCGAGGGCGAATACGGTGACGTCAAATACGCCGACCCGGGCTACCAAGAGGACAAAAAGCCCCGCTACCCGATCGATACGGCGGCGCACATCAAGGCGGCCTGGAACTACATCCACGAGGCGAAAAACCAGGAGCCTTACAGCGCCGACGAGGTCGACAAGATCAAGGCCAAGATCGTCGCCGCCTGGAAAGAGAAGATCGACAAGGACGGCCCGCCCTCGGCGCGCGCCGAGGAGGAGCCTGCCGCCGCGGAAGCGGGGGGCGAACGCGCCGCACCGCCGGCGATAATCCGCGGCATGATGGATGTCGGCCGGCTCGCCTGGCTGATGGATTGCCTCTGCGACGTCAAGGCGGCGGCCGAGTGCGAGAGCGCGCTCGAGGGCGACGAGTCTGAGGTTCCGGCGATGCTCGCCAAGGTTTGCCACGAACTCGGCGCCGCACTGATCGCAATGACCAAAGAGGAGGTCGCCGAACGCTGCGGGGGCGACGAGGTCGATCCGCATGACGCGCTCGGGCTCGACGACGACGATGTTGCGCTGGTGATGGCGGCGCCCAGCCCCAAAATCCGGCAATTCCGCCTCGCTTATCTGCGCGCGAAGGCCGCCTATTCGGCGGTCGGTGTCCGCACCGGCGCGAAGCATTCGGCCGCGACGATGCGCTGTTTCCGCGAGGCGATGGACCACCACGAGGAAGCGATGGAACTGCACCGCTGCGCGATGCGCTCGCATACCCGCGCGGCGCAGATGGTCCGCGCGCTGATGGATGACGGCGGCGAAGCGAGCAAGGAAATCCAGACCTCGGCCGGCGTTGGCGAGGACGAAGGCTCGCGCTCGGCCGACTACCGTCGACGTCAAGCGGAGCTCCGCGAGCTCTCGCCAACTACTCACTGAAAAATTCTACCGCCCGTCCCCCGGGTCAAGCCCGGGGCGAGGCGGCGCCCGCAGGGCCCTTGGGCAAGGCGACCGCAGCGTCGAGAGACGCCGCATCCCCATGATGGAGCCTACCGCATGGACAAGGTCAGCGACCTCGTCAGACAGCGAGCGGCGGCCTTTGACCGGTTCAAGGCCCTCGCCGATCAAGAGACGCTCTCGAATGAAGAGCGCAAAAGTTACGCGGCCGAAAAAGAGGCGGTGATTGCCTTAGACGACCGCATCACTCGCGCCCGCGAGGCGCAGGCGGCGGCGGCCGCGACGGCGCAGCCGGTCGAAGGCCAGCAGCGGGCTGTGCCGGCGGCGGCAAAGACCGATCGCTACGAGAAAGAGCCGAGCCTTGTAATCGGCGGCGTCGTCAAGATGCTCGGTATCGGCGGCGGCAATATCTACGCCGCGCGCCAAGCGGCGACCGACCTCTACGGCGAAGCCCACCCGGTAACGCGCGCGCTCGTCGTCTCGGTCGGCAGCTCCGGCGGCTTTATCGTGCCGCCCGATTACGTCGCCGAGATCATCGAGCTATTGCGGCCGCGCGCGCAGGTACGCTCGGCGGGGCCGCGGGTGATCCCGATGCCGCGTGGCACGATGACGTTGCCCGGCCAGGCCTCGGCGGCGACCGCGACCTACGGCAGCGAGACGGCGCAAATCACCGCGTCACAGCAAAAATTGAACCAGATCGTCGCCAGCTACAAAAAGCTGACCGCGCTGGTGCCGGTGTCGAACGACATGATGCGCTATGCCGACCCGGCGGTCGACGCGTTTGTCCGGGACGATCTCGTAAAGGTTGTCGCGCTGCGCGAGGATTTGGCTTTCCTGTTGGGCGACGGCACGCTCGACACGCCGCGCGGGTTCCTCTCCTTCGCCAATGGTTGGGTCGGCGCCAATGGCGGCACGATCGGCGTCTTCAGCACGAGCGGCAATTCGACGTTGGCGGTCAACGGCAGCGATCCGGCGAATTCGACCGGCGGCAATTTCATCTCGTCGAACGCCAGCTATACCTTGGCGACCGTGGCGAGCGAATTGGGCGGCTGTGTCAACCGGCTCGATACCGCCAATGTGGCGGATATGAAGCGCGTCTGGTTCATGCACCCGCGGAGCTTCAATTACCTCTTTAACGTGCAGAACTCGCTCGGCGTCTACGTCTATCGCGAGGAACTCGTCGCCGGCACCCTGCTCGGCTACCCGTTCAAAAAGACGACGCAGATTGGCACCAACTACCACGACGCCGCGAGCTCGAATAACGACAACTCGTTCGTCTTCCTCGCCGAAATGGACGAGGCGATGATCCTCGACTCGATGAGCCTTGAGCTCGCCGTGTCGCGCGAGGGCAGCTATGTCGACAGCGCGGGCAATACCGTCTCGGCGTTCCAGAACGACCAGACGCTGATCCGCGCGATTGCCGAGCACGATTTCCAGCTACGCCACGACCAGTCGGTCGCGGTGATCCAGATGGTGCGCTGGGCGCCGGCGATTTCTTAAGCGCCGGCCATTTCTTAAAGGGATTGCAGTAAAATGGCTGACATCAATTTGGTGCGCAATGTCGGTGCGCTGGGCGATATCCTGCGCCTGTCCGACCACGCGACCGCGACGGCCGGCGGTACCGGCGACGCGACGAGCACGACCGGCATCTCAATCGACCGCGAAGGCTTTTCGACCGGCTCATTGCCGCTGAGTATGCTCGCTTCCGTCGCCTATGAAGCGACGCTCGGCAGCGGCAATACCTTGTCGATCGGTTATGCCGTACAGCATTCGGCCGACAACTCGAACTGGTCGGATTATCAGACCGCAACCTATGTGACGGTGGCGACCGGTGCCTCGGGCGGCTCGGTGCAAAAAGGTGCGTGGAATGTCCAGGTCAACCTGACCTCGACGAAGCGCTGGGTCCGGTTCAACTTCAACCCGGATTTGAACCGCGCCGGCACCGATACCGGCTATTACGACGCGGTCGGCTTTATTGGCGGCTTCGACCGCCAGCCGGCGCCGAACTGACGGTGCGCTTCCTCTTTCTGGCACTGGCGCTGGCGCTCGCCGCCTGCGCCAGTGGCGTACCGGTTACGGCAATCGATAGCGAGTACGGTCCGCACCCGGCGTTTCATCCGCCCGAAGTCAGCGACGCCGGCAGTTAGTTGAGCGACGGGGTCTATATTCACGAGCCCGGGCGCTTGTCGCGCTGGGGCGTCGTCGATGTCGGCCTCAAATGCGTCCACTCATGCCGGCACTGCTTCTACTCGTATCTCGACGGGTCGAAGGATCAGTTCGCCGGCATGCGGCGGGCGGGCTGGCACGCGCTCGATAATCTATTGGTGCTCGTCGAGGCGCTCGCAGAGCACCGCTTTCTCGGTTTCGACGTCACCGGCGGTGAGCCAACGGCGCACCCCGGGATTGTCGATATCGTCGCGCGCGCTTCCGAACGGGGGCTCGCGAGCCGGATCATTACGCTCGGCCAGTTCTTGACCCGGCGCGGGCTATTGGAACGGCTGCTCGATGCCGGATTGACCGATTTCCGGTTTTCGCTTCATTCGACCGATCCGGCGGTCTTCAAGGCGATGACCGGCGGCGAGCTCGATCGGCTCGTCGCGGCAATGGATGCGCTGCAGCGCCGCGGCTTTCAATACGTCACCAATACGACGATCACCGAGCAGAATTATACCGCGCTGCCGGCAATCGCGCATTGGATCGCGGCGCGGCCGGAAATCTATCAGACGACGTGGCTGTTCTTCATGCCCTATTACGAATGGGCGCAAGAGGAGCACGCCGGCGATCACCGCGTCGCGTATCGCGAGATCGCGCCCTATTTGCGCGAGGCGGTGGCAATCGTCGAGGCGGCGGGCATCGGCGCGACGATCCGCTACGCGCCGCAATGCACGATCCGCGGCATGGAAAAGAACCATGTCGGGATCGTCGGCGTGCGCCACGACCCGCATGAATGGATGAACGCGATCGACCATCGCGCCGATCCGGAGGCGACGACGCCGGCCCAGATGCGCGCAATGGGCGCGCCGCTGCGGCTCAGCGATTTTGAGACGAATTACCCATTAGGACGACCCGGTTCCGTCCCCGGACTTGATCCGGGGGTAATCGCCACACGGGCCGGCAAGGTCTTTCCGGCGAAATGCCGGAATTGCCGTGCGATCGCGGTTTGCGACGGAATCGACCGGAATTATTGGGCGCGGCGCGGCGATAGCGAGCTCGAACCTTACAGCGAATTCCGCGGCGATCTTCTCGACCGCGCGCGGCTCAAATACCGCGCCGCCCATGTCATGAAGACCGCGCCCGAGGCCGACGCCCGCGCCGTCGTCGGGTCGCTACTGGCGCAATAGGACCGCCGGTGTATCACTCTGAGCACGGCCAGGACCGCTGGCTCGAGGAGAATATCTTTCGCGGCCGGCGAGGCGGCGTCTTTGTCGAATTTGGCGCGCTCGACGGGCTCGAAACGAGTAATACGCTATTTTTCGAGCGCGAGCGCGGCTGGGATGGCCTCTTGATCGAGGCTAACCCGCGCTCGTTCTGCCGTCTTCTCAATAGCGGCCGCCGGGCGCACAAGATACTGGCGGCGGTCGATGCTAATGAGGGCATCGCCGGGTTTACCGACGTCGAAAGCGTCGCGGGCTGGAGTGGGATCACCGCCCAAATGGACGAGCGTCATCGCCGGCGTATCGGCGACGCCGCGGTGCAGCATTTTGGCGTCGCAACGCTACCGCTCGACATAATTCTTCAGAGCCGCGGCTTACGCCGGATCGATTATCTGAGCGCCGATATCGAGGGCGCGGAATTTGCCGCCCTCAGCGCGCTCGACTTCGATTACTTCGATATCGATGTGCTCGATGTCGAGAATAACTACGGCGAGCCTGCCATCGAGGCGCTACTGAACCCCGCCGGCTATCGCAAGATCGCGACGCTGGGGGTCAACGACATCTACCGGAGGAGCCGTCGCTGACCAGCGAGATGCTCCTACAAAGCGGCCTTGTTCGCGCCAACGGCGCAGCATCGCGCTGAGTGCGTACCGGTCCAACTCTACGGCGCCGGCCTGGACGGCGAGCGCACGCTTGGACATTGCGATATCGTAGTGGGGCCAGGATGCCTTGCGACAGCCCTGGAACCATTTGCGCTGGACACCGATAGTGTCCGCCATCGCGTGGAGCTCCGCGATCGTATCCGCGAGCATGTGACACATAATCATCCGGCCAAAGCTGGCACGCATATCGTCGACGTAGACAGCCATTAGGGGTGCCTCCACTCCGGCCGCTCCGTGCTGAGGATCGTGCCGCAGGCCGGAAGTCGGCGGATAACGTAGGTGGATCCAAAGACCATGTTCTCGTATACGCGCCGCAGCCGCAGCCGGGCGCGTTCTTCGCGGGAATGTGAGGCTAGCCTCCTCGCTCGGGATCATTGCGGCGAGATAATTACTAAATCGCCGACCGAACCGATCACCTCGCCATAGCGCCGGATTTTCCCGTCGTCGCAGACATGGGCGAAGGAATCCGAGTCGAACGCGTGCTCGAGTTTCACATTGCCGTCCTCGTCGATGTGATCGGGTAGCGCGAGCGGCCCCTCGTCTGAGTCGTCGTGCTTCAGCCAGACGAGGCGTTGGCCGAATACCGTGACGTGAATAACGGCCATCCGGCCGAACTCCCTTTTTTCCGCAGCAAATCATAGAGGAGAAATGTGGCTGCTGCCTAGCCGGCGCCGGCCGGCCAATCTCGCGCGGTTTTTCGATGCCTACCGCGCGACCGGGGGCTCGACCCCGGGCATGGTCTTGATCGACCGCGGCGACCTCGCCGAGAGCGACTACGCGCAAGTCGAACTGCCGGTCGGCTGGTTCATCCGCGTGACGGAAGGCGCGACGCAAGGCGACAAGATCCGCGAGGTCTGGGACGAGATCAAAGACTGCGCCTGGCTCGGCCTTATCGGCGACGACAATATTCCCGAGACGCCGCAGTGGGACCGGATATTGGTCGAGCAGCTCGCGAACGCCGGCCTTGTAAGCTGCAATGACGGCTGGACCGCGCCACAGCGCGTCGCCAATTGCTGGATCATGGCGGGGCCGGTCATCCGCGCGGTCGGCTATATCTTCCCGCCCGGCATGCATCACCTTTTTGTCGACGACGTCTGGGAGGCGCTCGGGCGCAGTACCGGTGCCTGGGAATGCCGCATGGACGTGATGGTGCGGCACGCGCACGTCATGAAAGGCGAAGCCACAGCCGACGAGACGCACCATGCCGCCTATGGCGACGGGTTTACGACGGCGCATCCAGGCCCCGACCGCGAGGCCGGTTTGTGGGCAAGTGACGAGGCGGTCTACCGCGCGTGGCGAGCCAAGGATTTCGCGCGCGCCGCCGATCGGGTCCGCGCGCTCGGCGCGGAAATCCCGATGGTCGCGCGGCTACAGCGCGCCCAATCGCGTAGTGTCATGATCGCGACGCCAATCGCGCGGCACCCGGTGCGGCAGTACACGGTCGCGGTAATCAAGACCGTCGTGCTGTGCATGAAATTGGGGATAGGCCTCGAATTCGAATTTATCGTCGGCAGTTCGAACCTGCCGCGCGTGCGCAACGAGCTCGTCGCGAAATTTCTCGCGAGCGACTGCACCGATCTCCTCTTTATCGACGACGATATGGGCTGGGAGGCCAATGACGTCGTGCGACTGCTGGCTTCCGACCAGCCGGTGATCGGCGGCGTCGGCGCCAAAAAGGTCGATCTGCCCGACGACGATATCCGCAAATATTGCTGCCGCTGGCTCGGGCAAGAGATCACGCAGGATGCGATGGGCGCAGTCGAGGTGCTCTCGCTCGGCACCGGCATGTTGAAGATCGAGCGCCGCGTCTTCGAGGCGCTGATCGCGGCGCACCCGGAATGTGTGAAGCTCAACGGCGACCCGAAAATGTCGCCGGCCGAACGCGCGCATTACTACCGATTTTTTAAATTCCCGCACGACGATCCGGACGAGCCGGGCGAGGATTACGATTTCTGTCGTATCTGGCGCGACGTTGGCGGCCGCGTCTGGTTCGACCCGACGATCAACCTCATCCATGTCGGCGAGAAGGAATACACGAGCCAGATCGACGTCCTGTTTGGACCGCCCAAATGAAGAGACCGCCCTGCGATCACCCACAAGAGCAGCGCTGGCAATATATCGATAGCTGGATCTGCTGCCTCTGCTATCGCTGGTTTTGGGGTCGCAAAAACTCGACGCCGGCGACCGATATCTACGGCCGGCCGGCATGAAGCTCGTTGAATTCACGCGCGACATGCGCCCCTATCGCGCCGGCGACCGCTATGCGCTGCCGGACAATCTCGCCGACAAAATCGCCGAAGAGGGCAGCGGCAAGATCGTGCCGAGCGTCTTTGATGCCGCGGCGTTACCGACGAGAGACTTGGCGCCGCAGGGGCCGGCGAAGCGCTATCTGACGAGGAAAGCAAAATGACCGCGCTATTGCCGTCGACCGCGATCTCGACCCCGCTATCGACAGCGGTTGTCGGTCCGACACTGCAGCTCAACGGCGCGCCGCGCAATCTGACGGTGCAGGCGAATTTCGCCGGCGGCACAAGCGGCACCTCGGTCGACGCCTATGTGCAAACGACATTGGACGGCGGCAATACGTGGGTCGATGTCGCCAATTTTCATTTCACGAGCTCGAGCGCCAAGGCGGTGTTCAACCTTTCGGCGGTGACGCCGGTCGCAACGCAATATACGCCGACCGATGGCACGCTCAGCTCGAACACCGCAAAGGACGGTGTTCTCGGGCCGCAGTTCCGCACGAAATATCAGAGCTCGGGAACCTACAGCAGCACCAGCATTCGCATCGATGTCGCGTCGATCGATCTGCCCGCCAATCCGTAATTAGGGTGACCCAATGAGCCTCGGCAAGACGCTGCGGGGGTCGGCATGTGACCGCTAGCGACATCGTCAATTGGATCGTCGTCGGCGCCTAACCGGCGTCGGCGGCAACCGTTTTCCGCCCCCGCTGGGGGGCTTTTTTGTTCCCTGAAGCGAGGATTGAAGAGATGGCTGCTACCCATTCCTGGACCCTACAAGTAAAGCCGTCGGGGCTGCCGAGCCTGCCGGCCGACCAAGCGACGATCGTCACCGGCGATTTCACGGTTGATATCGACGAGACGGTGCTCGCCGGCGCGACCAAAGAGGTCTTTTCCGGCTCGATCGACCACACGAAGATCCTCTCCTACGTACTGCATTCTAGCCAAGCTGCGGCGACGGTCGACACCGGGCAGAGCTTCACCTTGGGCGCGGCTAAGGCGCAAGGCTGGAACAATACGACAATGCCGGGGATCTCGAACCCGATCACGCAGACGATCTCGACGATCAACGTCACCAACGGCGACACGAAGGACACGGTCTTCCGCGCCTCCTTCCTGATGTCGGCCTAATTTCCCGACAACGTCCGCAGCGTCGAGAGACGCCGCATCCCTTTGATGGAGCCTTGCCTTAAATGACCGGTTTCACGCACACGCTCGGCGTTACCTACAAGACCGATGCTGGCACGATCGCCAGCACGACCGACAGCTATACCGGTGATGCCGAGAACGATCTCGACAGCAGCGTCATCGCCGCCGCGGTCAATAGCGAATTCGATATTCAGATCACCGTCTCAAAGATCCAGTCGATGGTGCTCTACGCCGACCAGAACATGGTGATCAAGACCAACTCGACCGGCTCGCCGGGTAATACGGTCAACCTCACCGCCAAAAAGCAGGTCGTCTGGAACACCGACTCGGTCGCCGCCAAGCCGTTTACGAGCGACGTGACCAAGATTTTTGTCACCAATTCGAACACGGTGACCGCCGGGACGTTGCGCATCCGCGTGCTCGAAAACGTCTAGCCGCGCGCGCCGCGAGCTGCTGCGATGCCCCTCGAGGTCTTGGAGCCGGCGTTCTCCTATGACCTGCTCGATCTCGATATCGTCAAAGACGAATTGAAGATCGACCCGAGCGATACGACGAGCGACGCGTGGCTCGCGCGCGCGATCACGCAAGTCTCGCAACTGGCGCAGGATTACATAAAGCGCCCGTTTGCGCGCGAGACGATACGGGAGACGCGCTACATTCCGCAGGATCCCTACCCGTACCAGACGCCGGGAGGCTTGGCGCCTTTGCAGCTCGAGCGCTGGCCGGTCGCCTCGGTCTCCTCGGTCTTGCAGATCATCGCCGCCGGCACGACGCAGACGCTAACCGCCGGGCAGGATTACGCGGTCGATTTCGACTTAGGCCAGCTAATCCGTTTGAACCCGTTCACCGGGGTCGCGACGAAATGGGAGGCCTTGCCGGTCATTGTCGAGTACGACGGCGGCTATGACGATATCCCGGCCGACGTCGTCGACGCGACACTCAGACTCGTCGTCAATCGCTGGTTTTCGCGCGGCCGCGATCCGCTGTTGCTCGAAAGCGTCCAGCCCGGGCTCGGCACGCAGCGCTGGTGGGTCGGCGGCCCGAAAGGCGGCGGTACATTGCCGGCCGAGGTGCAAGGCATGCTCGATATCTACCGCGCGCCAACGGTGGCCTGAGATTTGGAATTCGGCATCGAAATCGACGGCGACCGGCTCGTCGCGTTGCGCTTTGACCAGTTCCCGGAGCGGGCGCGCGCGGCGATTGGGCGGCGGCTTTCGAGCCTCACCGAGCGGCTCCTCTCCCGCGTTGTCGGCGTCGAGCCGCAGCGCACCGGCAAATTGCGCGGCGAGACCGGCAGCCGGGTTTTCGAGCGCGACGACCGGGTCGTCGGGCAGGTCCGCGTCGCGGCGCCCGACAGCGGCGAACACGGCAAGGCGGCGGCGCTCGAATACGGTGCCAGCCACACCGCACTCGTGCGCGCGCATACGATGCAGCTCTCGCACGTCTACGACAAGCTCGTCGAACCGATCGAGGTCATGGTCGCCGCCTATTCGCGGCATCCCAACATCGCCGAGCGCCGCTATCTGCGCGGCCCCTTGGACGCGATGCGCGGCGAGATAATCGCCGAATTGCGCGCCGCGCTCGACGAGGCCTGGGGTGCCTGATGGATTATTCGCCGCCGCTCAGCCGCGACGCCATTATCACGGCGCTCTTCGATCTGCTCGTGCAAGGCTGCAACGCGAATTTTACCGCCGATTTTAGCGCCGGCGATCCGGTGCTACGCAACGTCAGCGCGTTCCAAAATTTGCGCCTCGGCATTCCGGTCTTTGGGCCGGGTATCGCCGCAAGCAGCGAGATCCGGAGCCTCGACCCCGACAATGAGCAACTGACGCTCGACACGCCGCCGCTCCTCGACGGTCCCGGCGCGGCGCTCTTTAGCGGCTTTCAAACGACGGGGCGCCGTCTCAAACCGTGGGCGCAAGTAACCGCCTTGCCGGCGATGTTTTTGCGCCACATCGGCGACGAATACCTAACCGCGCAATCGCTAACGCAGCAGCGCCCGACCGGGATACCGGCCAAAATCTATATCGATTGCCAAATCTGGGTCTATTCCGTCGCCGGCACCGACGGCATCCCGGAGGACGCGGTCAATACTTTGATCGACCTCGTCGAGGCGGTCCTGCAGCCGCGCCCGGCGGGCGCGGCGCAGACCTTAGGCGGCCTCGTCCGCCATTGCTGGATCGACGGCAAAATCACAATCGACCCGGGCGACCTCGACGGCCAGGCCAAGGCGGTGATCCCGGTGCGTTTGCTTGTGCCGGGGACAAGCCCGCCGGGCGTCGCGCGCCTCCTCTAATTTCAAACGAAGGAGCTTTGAGAGATGACTTCGGCCTTTGCCGACCAACTAGGCTTTGGCGCGGGCGTCCTGGTCACCAAGGCCGTCGGCGGCGCTACCCCGATCCGCTTTGCGGTATTGCAGGACTGCAGCCCGGAATTCTCGCCCGAGTTCAAATCGCTCTTCGGTCAGCGCCGCTACGCGATTGCGCTCGCCGCCGGCAAGACCAAGGCGATGGTCAAGGCGAAATATGCCGGCTTCCGCGGCCGCCTGCTCTATGACACCTATTTTTCGAGCGGCACGATCGCCGGTGCTACGCAGCAGGGCGGCGGCGCGACATTGACGAGCGGCAGCCGCATCAGCTTTGTCGACAGCGAACTCCTAAGTAATGTCAGCGGCGGTGCCACCGTCGCCAACGCCGCCTCGTTTCTCGAAGACCAGGGCGTCTATGTCAAATGGTCGGGCCGGCCGCTCATCGGCTTTGATCCGGCGATCGCCGGCGCGACCGGCGATTATTCGGTAGCGGGCGGCAGCTATACGTTTACGACCGCGTTCACCGCGGCCGACCAGAACCCGACGACCGGCGGCGTCGACCTCTATATCAGCTACACCTATACCGACGCGACGCAGGGCACAAAGCTCGTCTTTGGCAACCCGCTGATGGGCACCAACCCGGTTTTCTCGGCGGTCATCAACATGACCTATGACGGCCGCTCGGCGCTCTGGACGTTCCCGCGCTGCGTCGCGACAAAGATGTCGTTCCCGACCAAGCTCGACGATTTCCAGATCAACGATTTCGAGTTCGAGGTCGCACAGGATATCGGCGGCAGCCTCGGCGAGCTCGACACCGACCTCTAAGGAATGAGTACCCTGACGATTCTCCCGCGGCGGCGCCATGAGCGCTATGTCCCGCTGGAACCTGAGAAAGCGCCCGAGCGCCTACGGCGTCTTGCCGAGGTGCTCCACGCGACAATCGATCATTGGCCGTGGGGGTTGCTGATGAGGGGATCCGCAACCAACAAACCAGAAGATCAGTGACCGATACCGTCACGGTGCGGATCGGCGGCGAGGATATCGAATTGCCGCTGATCATGAATTTCGCGGCGCTCAAGCGCTGCTGGCCGGCGATGCAGGCCTGGGAAGCGGCGAGCGACTCGATCCCGCTGACCTCGGCCTCGATCGCCTTTATCGCGGCGCTGCTCGCAAAGACCCGGCCGGAATTGACGCAGCCGGCGATTGAGGAGCGGCTCCGGATCAAGCGCTTCGACCCCGAGACCGGCGCGCCGTCGGACGAGGACGAGCGGCTCGGCGTCATCCGCGCGGTGCGCGAGATTTGCCTCGCCTCGGGGCTCATCCAGAAGGCACCGCCCGAGGGGGAAGCGCGGCCCCCGGAGAACCCGGGGGCGGCGAGCCCTTCGACGGAGACTGGGACTACCTCGTCGCCGAACTAGCCGCCGCCGGCATGGAGGGCGGCTCGCCCAAGCTAATTTGGGAGCGCTGGACGCTGCACGACTGGCTCGCGCAACAGCGCTATTGGGCCGACCATCCGCGGCTCGACCAACTCGCCGCCGCCTATTTCAAGATCCCCCGCCGCAAGACGCCGCCGCCCGGCGCCCCCTCGCCCGTCAAGCTCGACTGGTCGCTCCTCTCGCCGGTATAATTGCCGCATGGCTCTACCGCCGCCGATCCCGCAAAAGCCGAGCGACCGGCTAGAGACGCGCGAGGAATACGCGCGCCGCCGCGCGGCGATTGCGCTTCATCGCAACTTCGCAGACGAATTCGGCCGCTGGGAGCCCGGTCTGCGAGCGGCCCCATGCGTAGGCTTTTTCGATCGCGCCGCGCGACTACTCAGCAGCGACCATCTCGGCTCTGATGCGGGATATCTACCTCGTCGTTGAGCGCCCGACGAAGCTAAGGGCCAAGCGCGAGCGGAACGAGCGTGTTGCGGAATTTCTCGCGAGCGACCGCCGCGACCTCTTTTTCGTCGACGGCTCGCCGTTCTCAGAACCAGTGCGAGCCGTGCCCGAGCAGCGCCCAAGTACCGACGAAACCGCCGATCATTAGGCGTAGCAGCCAGCGGAGCTCGCGGCGCAATTCGCGGATTTCGGTATTCATATCGCTGCGCAATTGGCGCAATTCGGCGCGGATATCTTGCAGTGCCGTCGCGGTATCGCGCGCGATCTGTTCGAGCACCGCGACACGCCGATTGATGTCGTGCAGTTCGCTCATGTCGCGGGCATAATAGCGCAAGTGCCGCCGCGTAGCGCCCGCGAATAATATTTGCTTTGGATCCAGCGCTGTGCCGGCCGTTCGACATACTTGTTGATGGCGGCGGCGGTTGCGACGGCGATCGCAAAGGTTGCCGCGAGCGAAACCGCGTCCGGCAAGCCGATCGTTCTTCCGAGATCGACGAGCGAGATACCGAGCTGGTCGTGCACGAGATAAAGGCTGTAGGAGATCTCGCCGAAGAATAGCAACACCCCGCCGAGCCGCCCTTGCAGGCGCATTCTCGCGCCGCCCCAAACCGCGATCGCGCAGCCGGCGGTAATAGCGGCGCTCGCGAGCCCGTGCGCGTGTATATCCGGCGAAAACGGAATTTGCGCGGCGACAAAGATCGCCGTTGCAAGGACCGCCAACGCAGCGAAATTGCGCGGCTCGCGCCGTAGTCGATAGATCATGACACCGGCTACGAACCATTGCGAGTAGGGCGCGTCGATCGCCGTAAATACGATCGGTGGCGCGTAGGCGAGCGCGGCAATCGATACGAGCATCCAGCCGAGACAAGCGAATTCCGGCCGCTTGCCGCCGGCCGCAAAAAATAGGCCAGCCAGGCCGTAAAAGACGAGTTCGCAGAACAACGTCCAGTAGACCCCGTCGGCAAACGGCGCGCCAAAGAGCAGCGGCAACATCGTGGCGTTTGCCAGCACGTCGCCGAGACTCAGAGTCAGGCGCCCGTCGAGCGCTCTCGCGGCGAGCGCGAGACCGAGCGCGGCCCAAAAAGCCGGGTAGAGTCTAGCAAAGCGCGAGACCGCGAAGGCGCGCAAATTCGCCGCGCGCTCCAGCGTCATGAAGATGACAAAGCCGCTGATTGCGAAGAACAGATCGACGCCGTACCGCCCGAGCGGGAACGAAAAACAGATATCGTAATGAAAGAGCACGACGCCGAGCGCGGCGATACCGCGCAATGCGTCGAGGCCGGCGAGCCGCCCGCGCGGCTCGGATTCGGATCGAATGTCGGCTAAAGCGAATTGCGCGCGGCGCGCAAGCGCGGCAAAGTAATTTCCGGCTCTTGGCATAGCTCGAACCTATGCTCGGGGTTAGGCTGGGCGTGGTGCTCCAACACCGCGTCCGGCCGCCGACGCGCGATTGCGCAGGCGAGGATTATTCTTCCCCGACTGCGCGAAAATTCAAAGCGGATTGATGCTTAACCGCCGTTGTCGTTGGCGTAGATCGCGGCGCTGCGCAAGCGCCGCGGCGGTTGCTGCCATAGGCGATCGTGCATGCCCGCCGCGCCGCGCCGCGGCAGGCGGCTCCCGCAATTCGGGCAAAGGCGCGCGGCCGGTAATACTGGCGCGCCGCAAGCCCCGCAAGGTACGCGCCGCGCCAGCCGCGCGGTCCGCCGCGCCGAACGCGCGATACTCGCGAGCAGCGCCACGATGACGAGGAGGCTGATTATTAGCGTGTGCATGCGCGCATCCTTTGCGCGAGCGCGCGTAAAATACAACCCGAATTGATCGTTAATGGCCGATAATCTCTCGATCAATATAACCGCCGATACCGCCTCGCTGCGCGCGCAATTGGCGCTCGCGCAAGCCGATGTGCGCGCCTATGGTGCCGAGGTGCGCAACCTCGCCGGCGAATTGCGCAGCGCCGGTAGCGACGCCAAGGGCGGGCTCTTTGCCGAGCTCGAGCGCTCGAGCTCTGGATTGGCGAGCGCCAAGGCCGACGTCGCGGCGTTCACCGCGCAGCTCCGCACCGGCAAAGCGGCGCATGAGGAGCACGCGAACGCGATCCGCGGTACTGGCGAGGCACTCGCCGGCTTGCGCGCCGGCGGCACCGAGGCGGTCGGGCAATTGAAAGAGGTCGGCAATTCGCTGGCGCTGCTCGCCGGTTTTGGCGGCGGGCTCGGCGCGCTCGGCGGCCTCTTCGCGGTCGAGGGACTCGTCGAGTTCATCCACGGTACCGCCGAGGCCGCCGAGAAAACCGAGAATATGGCCGCCTCGATCGGCGTCGCGGCCGAAAAGCTCGCGCTCTTCAAGCTCGAATTGAAGCTCGTCGGCGGCGACGCCGAGTCCGCGGCGCATACGATCCAAATGCTCGAGCGCCGCATGCAAGAGGCGCTGACCGCGCCGACCGGCAAGCCGGCGGCAGCCTTCGAGGCGCTCGGCATCAGCGAAGAGCAATTGAAGGCCGGCCTTACCGACGTTATTGCGTTTATCAACGGCCCGCTCGCCGAGGCCTATAAGCGCAATGTCGCCGAGGCGATCAACCCGGCGACCGGCGTTGCCAATCTCCGCGAGATCCTCGGACGCAGCATGTCCGAGCTCGTCCCGTTATTGAGCCGCGATCCCGAAAAATTGAAGGCGGAGGTCAAGGACGCGCTCGGCGGTAACGTCCCGACCGACGAGGGCATCCACAAGCTCGCCGAATACGAGGAGCAACTCAACAAATTGAGCATCGCTTTCGAGGGGCTCAAAAAATCGATGCTCTCGGGCTTTATCGAGCCGTTGAGCGAGGCGACAAAAGCGGCGACCGAACTCGTCAAGCAAGGCGGCCCGCTCGCCTCCTTTCTTGCCGGGATAAAAGCGGCGATCAAGGATACCTTCAGCGAGGGGCCCGGGGGCTTGGGAGGGCCGCCGGAAGGCTTGGCTGAAGCCTGGGACGCCTTCGACAAATGGATCAAGGCGCATTCCGGCTTGGGCAGCAAGCTCGTACCGGAAAGCTGGACCAAGCCGCATCCGTTTATCAATTTCGGCGAGCCCGCGACGACGCAACCCGGCGTCGGCTTTGGCGAGCGCGCGGCGCGCGAGGGGCACGATACGGCAGCGGCCACAACCGAGCACACCAACGCGGTTACCGAGGCGACGCAGGCGGAGCGCGACTTGCTCGCCGAGATCCGTCGGCGCGAGGGCGGCGGGCGCTACGACACGTTTCACGCCAGCGGCGTGCAGGTCGCCAGTCTCGCCGACGTCACCGCATTGCCGGGCAAGAGCCATGCCTTCGGGGCCTACGGCTTCCAGCCCGGCACTTACCGCGAGGCGGCGGCGGCGCTCGGCCTCAACCCCGAGGACATCTCGCCCGCCAATCAGGACGCGGCGGCGCTGTGGCTGCTGCGCAAATACGGCGCCAACGCGACGGCATCCTGGGCGAAGAGCGGCCCCTATCCGGAAGCCGGCGGCGAGAAGACCTACGTCGCGCCGGCGGCGCGCGATTACGCGAAGGAAAAAAAGGATCTCGAGGACCAGCTCAAGGCGATCAACGAGGAGGTCAGCGTCCGCGAAAAGTGGCTCGATTACGAGATCACCCAGGCGAAGGGCAACCAGACCGCGATTGCCGCGATCGAGAAGCAAAAGACCGATATCGCGCAGGAGGCCTACGCGCGCAAGGTCGCGCTCAACGAGGCGGCCGACAGCAAGATCCGCGTCAATCAGGAGGGCTGGCTCGCCGGCGAGATCGGTACGCTCAACCGCGCCGCGCAGCAGCAGCAGCGCTACGAGGAGGAGGTCGCGCGCGCCGAGATTTCAAAGCTCGAGACGCAGCGCCGCATCCTGGACCAGTCTGAGGCCGCGGATCTCCAGCGCGTCGAACAGCAGCGCAGCGTCGGCAACCTGACGATCGACGCGGCGGCGGCTGCCGAGGAGCAGATCGTCGTGGTGCACGACGCGGCCGCGAACGCGATCCTCGCAAAGGAAACCGAACTCGCGCAGGGTCAGATCAAGCTCGCGCAGGAGGTCGCGAACCGCAGGGAAGAGCTCGCCGCGAAGACCGCCGAGAAACAGCGGCAGATCATGGAAAAGGCCGAGATCGAGCATGAGCAGCGCGCACATGCGATCGACGCCGAGATCGCCAACTCATTGAGCTCCGGCATCGTCAATGCCGCCTGGGGCAAGGGCGGCGGCACCATGCAGCAGATCGGCGGTTTCATCCAGGCGCAGGAAAAAAAGGCGCTCGACGCGGTCGGGACGCGGTTGCTCGACGCCTCGGGCGCCGGCAAATTGTTCGAGGGCATCGGCGACAAGTTTATGAGCTTCCTGCCGGGCGCTGCCAAAGGCGCCGGCGAGACCGCGCTCGGTACCGCCTCGACCGCCGCGGCGACGCAGGTCGGCTTGCTCGGTACGGCGGCCGGCAGCGCTGCGGCGGCGCTTACCGGCCACGGCGCGGTGACCGCGACCGACACCGGCATGAAGGCGGTCAACACGACGACGACCGGGCTCAATACCGTCGCGACGACGTCGAACACGGTTGCGACTGAGGCTAATTCGACGGCGCAGAGCGCCGGCGGGCTCGGTAGCTTCATCAAGGGAATTCCGCTGATCGGCAGCATCGCCGGTCTGTTCTTCGAACGGGGCGGGATCGTACCGTCGGCGGCGGGCGGCATGATCGCCGGCGGCGGCCTCTCGATCTTGCACCCCGAGGAGATGGTCTTGCCGGCCAATATCTCGCGCGGGCTGCAGAGCATGATCGGCGGCTTTGGCTCGCCCGCGCTATCGCCCGATTTTGCGGCCGGCGCGGCGGGCAGCTCAGCCAGTCATACGCACAACTGGAATATCTCGGGCGTGCTCAATAGCCGCGACCTCGATCGCGTCTTGATGTCGCGCGGCGAGGCGATCGCCGCGTCGATGGCGCGGCAGCGCCGCAACTTTAACGCCGCCGCGGCCTAATGGGCTATAGGTGAGCGACCTTGTCTACCCGGTCTTGCCGGGGCTCGGTTACAGCGTCATCAAGACGCCGAATTGGGGGACCCGCATGCAGCGCGCGGTATCGGGCCGCACGTTGCGGACCGCCGATTGGATCAACCCGATCTGGTCCTTCACGTTGACCTATGAGGTGCTCGACGACGGCAGCCAATGGGGTGCCGGGACGAGCCCGACCGATTTCCGCACCTTGATCGACTTTTTCAACGCGCGGCAGGGCGCGTTCGATGATTTTCTGTTCGACGATCCGACCGACAACAGTGCCGTGGGGCAAGTCTTGATCCCGGTGCCGAGCGATACGACCGGCACGCAGTTCCAACTCGTCCGGCAATTGGCGCCGGGCGGCCGCAGCGAATGGGTCATCGCGCCCAATGATGTGAACGCGGTCTATATCAACGGCACGCAGACCTTTGGTTATTCGCTCGATACCAATACCGGCATCATTACGTTCCCGAGCGCGATCGGCGGGCAGACGATCAGCGCCGATTTCACGTTTTTCTTTCGCGTCTATTTCCCGGACGCGCTCGATTTCGAGAATTTCGTCGATCGGCTGTGGTCGTTGAAGCAAGTCAAACTGACGAGCCTCGTGCTGTGAAGCCGGCGATTCCGGCGGTCGTCCAATTGCTCGCCGATTGGAGCCCGCTCGCCGATATCCAGATCGCCGACCTCTATACGTTCTCACTCAAAGGCGGCGAGACGCTGCGGTATTCGGGCTTTCAGACCGCGCTAATGGCGCCGCCGCCCAATACCGACCCGGCATTCGGGGTCGACCTCTACCCATTGGGGCCGCGCTTCAAGCGGACCAAGACCAAGGTGCAGATCGGTACGCAGGTCGACGAGCTCGAGATCGAGATCCTGGTCGGCGAGAACGACTCGCTCGGGCTCAACGGCGGTCCGTTGACTTGGCAATACGGCGCGTGGGCTGGGATTTTCGACGGCGCCGAGATGGCGCTCGACCGCGCCTATATTGAGGCCGGGACCGTTGTCGGCACGATCAACTGGTTTACCGGCCGGGTCGGCGATATCGAGATCGGCCGCACCAAGCTGATGATGCGAGTGAAGAGCCTGCTAGATCTGCTGACAGTGCAGATGCCGCATCGGCTGTTCTCAGCATCGTGCAATTTTCATTTTGGCGATGCGATGTGCCTCTTCGACCGCACGACAATGCGGGCCGAGGTCGTCGCGCTCTTCGGCTCGGACCGGACGCAGATCGCGACCGGGCTCAGCCCTAGCCCGTCGACGCTCTACGACAACGGCACGATCACCGGCACTTCGGGGGCTAACAACGGCTATAGCCGCACGATCTCGCGCCTCGTCAGCGGCACCGTCTATTTTTTGTCGCCGTGGATTTTCCCGGTCAGCGAGGGCGACCAGTTCACCTTATTACCGGGTTGCGACAAGACCCTCAATACCTGCACGAATACGTTTGGCAACCAGGCGCATTTCGGCGGCTTTCCCTATATCCCGCCGCCTGAGACGGCTATTTGATGGACCCGCAGCGCCAGGCGGTGCTCGCCGAAGCCGAGCGCTGGCTCAAAACGCCGTACCACCACATGGCGCGGGTGCGAGGCACCGGCGTCGATTGCCTGACCTTATTGGTCGAGGTCTACCAGCGCGCCGGTATTGTCGGGCCGATCGAGGTGCCGTTCTACCGGCCGGATTTCATGTGTCACCGCGACGACGAGACCTATCTCGAAGGGCTGCTCGCGCATGGCCGCGAGGTCGCGATCCCCGAGCCCGCCGATGTCGTGCTCTACAAATGGGGGCGCGTTTTTGCGCATGCCGGTATTGTCGTCGGCTGGCCGCAGATTATCCACGCCGACCCAAAGAACGGCGTGATCCGCGGCGACGGGCTGCAGGGCAGGCTCGGCGGCCGGCCAATAAAATTCATCAGCCCGTTCTGACGCAACTGCGATGGGGTTCCTGTTCCGGCGGCCGCGCCAGCCGTTTTTGCAGACCAATGCGTGGCAGCACCAGAACCTCAATGCGCTGCGCTACAATACCGCGCAGCAGGGTTCGGTTGTGCCATTGATCTACGGCACGACGCGCCAGCAAGTGAACCTGATCGACTACCGCAATTTTCAGCAACACGGCGGTCAGGGGCACGGCAAAAAGGGCGGCGGCGGCAAGCACGGCGGCAAAGGCGGCGGCGGCGGCAAGGGCGGCGGCAAAAAGGGTTCGGGCCAGGTCGATTTTACGGTCGACGTCGATTTCGCGATTTGCCAGGGTCCAGTGTCGATCGACGCCAGAAATTTTGTCTGGTCCTCCTCGGGCGTCGCGTATTTCCAATCGGTCGGCCTCACCGCCTATGCCGGCAATGACGGCCAGGCACCAGACCCGGTCTTTGCGGGGCTCGGCGCGCAGGTCGGCTATTCCGGGACGTGCCACGTCACCGGCACGCCGATGGATCTCGGGCCCTCGCCAGCGATCCCGAATATCTCGTTTGAGGTCACCGGCATTGCCGCCGGCACCGCCGGGCCGAGTTGGCCGCGCGATGCGAACCCGGCGATCGTCGTCACCGATTTTCTGACCAATGCGCGCTACGGCGCTGGCTTTCCGATCACCAACCTCGACCCCGATATCGGTACGGTCTACGGCAATTATTGCTTGGCGGCGGGACTCGTCATCTCGGTTGCGCTCGACGGCCAGCAGGAAGCGCAGGAATGGATCGCTTCGCTCGCCAAATTGACCAATACCGCGATCGTCTGGTCCGGCAGTCTCTTAAAATTCATTCCCTATGGCGATGTCGCGCTCGCCGGCAACGGCGTGACGTGGGACCCGAACCTCATCCCGGTCTACAGCCTCACCGACGATGATTTCTTGCCGTGGCATATGGGCCAGCTCGGCAGCCTCGAGGAGAACAAGGACGACCCGATCGAGATCACGCGCTCGAACCCGGCCGATGCGCTCAACTGGGTGACGATGGAGTATCTCGACCGCGGGAATTTCTACAATTCGACGGTGATGGCGAATTTCGACCAGGGCGCGATCGACCAGTACGGTTTGCGCACCGCCGACCATCTGCAGGGCAAATGCTTTTGCAACGCCGCCAGCGCCAATGTCTCGGCGCAGATCTATCTCCAGCGCGGCCAGTACATGCGCCACACCACCGTGAAGTTCCAACTCGGCTGGCGCTATGCGTTGCTCGAGCCGATGGACATCGTATTGCTCACCGGGCGCGCCGGCGACGCTTATCTGAACCAATTCCCGGTGCGCATCACCAGCATCGAGGAGAACGAAAACGGCGATCTGACGATCGAGGCCGAGGATCCGGTCATCGGTGCTGTAGCACCGCCGCCGCCGATCCCGCCGATCATACCGATGTCGGTCGCCTCGGTCGCCTCGACCAGCGCCTACGACCCGGCGTGGAGCCCGAGTGAGGCGAGCGTCCTCGCAACGCGGCCGGCCTGGATCGAGATTGTCACGAACTACTTCACGACGCCGGTCACCCGGGTCGATCTGCTCGTCGCCTTTGTCGCCAATCGCGCCAATGGCCTAACCCCGCCGGCGGCGGTCGCCAATATCACCGACGATCTCGGAACGCTCGTCTGGCACAAGCGCACCGCCTACACCGCCCTCGCACCGGGCAGCGTCGAGGCTAGCGGCGAGATCTGGTGGGCCGATGTGCGCAGCGTCGCAGTCGGGACGCGCATTACTGTGCAAGCCAATTTCGCCGGTCTCGGCTATCTGCCTTCGATCGCGATTCTCGGCGTCGCTGGCGGCGTCGATTGGGCAACCGTCTGGGACACCAACGGGAGCTTGCCAAAGAAAGTCGCCGACAACAATACGTCGCCGCAAGTCTCGGGGGTTTCGACAAATTCGCCAAACGGCATCATTTTCGGCTGGCTGATTGCGCCCGAGAATATGTCGAGCCTCTACGCGACGGCCGCCCTGCCGCCTTGGGGGATTATCGACGGCCCGTGGCCGCCGCTTAGCGACGCTGGCACTTTTCAATGGCGCGTGCTCTACGATTGGGTGAACGCGCCGCCGCAATCGGGGCTCTTGATCAACCCCGGCGCCGACGCCGGTTTTCATCCGGCGGCGGTCAACCCGGACGGGCTCGGCTATCTAATGATCGCCGACGCGATCGCGGGCATCTGACAACATGCCATTGCCCCCGATAAGCCCAAGCGGCGTTTCGACGGCGCTCGTCTACCCAAAAGACACCGGCGGCGGGCTCGGGCTTACCGACATTGTCAGCGCCAATCCCGGCTTTATCAACGCGCCGGTCATGTTCGAGCCGGGACCGGATCTTACCGGCAACGAGCTCGAGCTCTGGATCATCGCGACCGGCCCCTCGGCTGATTGGGGCGGTTGCCAGGTTTGGCTCAGCGTCGAGGCCGGGGGCGCCGGCACTTACGGGCAGCTTGGGACGATCCGCCGCGGCGGCGTGCAAGGGGTATTGACGGCGAATTTCGCATCCGGATCGGACCCCGATACGACACACACCTTGTCGGTCGATCTCTCCGCGAGCCAGGGCGCGCTGATTGCCGGCACGAGCGCCGACGCCGACGATTTTGTCACGCTGTGCTATTGCGACGGCGAGCTTATCGCCTATTCGGCGGCGACGCTGACGAGCGCCTATCGCTACGATCTCGGCACCTATCTCCGGCGCGGGCTCTACGGCACGACGATCGGCGCGCACAATAGCGGCAGCCAATTCGCGCGCGTCGCCGGGCCGGTCTTTGTCCAGCAATACCCGGCCAATCTTGTCGGCAAGACGATCTATCTGAAGTTCCCCTCGTTCAACAGCCTCGGGCTGGCGCTCCAAGATATCGCGATCGTTCCGCACTACAGCTATACGCTGACCGGTGCCGGATTGAGCGAGACCGGCGGCCCCGGGGCTTGCCCGGTAATAATCGGGCTCGCCGGCGGTTGCTCGGAAGATTGGGGCAGTCTCGACCAGACGGCGATCAGCGCGCGCTGTGACTTTGGCGCGCTCGGTACGGCGTCGACATTGCAAATCGACCTCGGGCTCATCGGCGCATAAATGATCGACGTCCAATTACTGCGCGGCACCGCCTCGCAGGTCGCCGCCTATACCGGACCCAAGGGCGAGCTCGTCGTCGATACGACGAACTGGCTTCTGTACCTGCAGGACGGCGTTACCGCCGGCGGTCATCTCGTCGGTGGCATCGCCTCCTTTCCGGTGACGGTCGCGCAAGGCGGCACCGGTGATACGAGCTTGACCGCGCATGCGGTCTTGCTCGGCGAGGGGACGAGCGCGGTCGCGTTTGCGACGATCGGCACCGCTAATCGCATCCTCGCCGACAATGGTGCCAGCGCCGATCCGAGCTTTAAGACAATCACGGCCTTGCTCGACGCGGTCTTTGGCTCGGCGCAAGGCGATATCCTCTATCGTGACGCCTCGGCTTGGGCGGTGCTCGCACCGGGAACGTCGGGAAACTTTCTCAAGACGCAGGGCGCTGCGGCGAACCCGCAATGGGCTTCGGTCACCGGGCTAAGCGCGATCGCCGACGGCGATTTGCTCGCCAATACCAGCGGCGGCGCGGCCGTACCGATAGCAACGACGCTTTCCGCGTTGCTCGATTATGTCTTCGGTTCGGCGCAAGGCGATGTGCTCTATCGCGGCGCCTCGGCTTGGGCGGCGCTGGCGCATGGTACGTCGGGCCAGTTCTTGCAGACGCAGGGCGCGAGCGCGAACCCGCAATGGGCGAGCGCCGGCGCCGGCGCCGGCGGCGGCTTTGCGCTCGACCCGGTAACGACCGGCACGACGCATACCGTCACGCTTACCGCCAATCAGACGATCACCTATTGGTCCTCCGCGACGGCCGGCAGCAAGACAACCAATATTCCGGCCGCCGCTAGCGGCAATTCCGGCTATCTGCTCGTCGTCAAGACGACGCTCGGCAATGGCGACACGCATACGATCACCCCGGTCTCGGGGACGATCGACGGCAATTCCTCGCTCAGCTTTATCGACAACAAGGACGCCCTCGGCCTGATTAGCGACGGCTCCTCGAACTGGATGATCGCACCGTGAGACGCAGCATTGTTCTGGCGCTGGCGGCGGCGGGCTTGCTCGTCGGCGGCGCTTTGCTCGGCGAGGCGACGCGCGTCTTGCCGGCGCTCGCCGCCTATATCCCCTGCGCGTCGTCGTCGGCGCTCTGCTTTTTCGAGCTCGACAAGCTCAACGGCACGACGATCGACACGAACAGCGGCACTAAATCGGCCGGCACGCAGCGCGTCGTATTAGCGACCGATCAGCCGACGCTGACGAACCCGCAACCGGCCTCGCAGAGCACCGGCAGCGGCACGAATACCTCAGCCTGGCTCGTCGAAGCGGGTTGCGCCGGCCGGACGATCGCCAATACGAATACGACCCCGTTCGACAACAACGGGGCCTCGACCGCGATCAAGCTCGTCTCGAAGGTCTCGGGCCAGAAAGTCTATATCTGCTTCGCCAAGGTCGGGCCCGTCGCCGGCGCGATCAATTGGGCGATCGTCGAGGGCACAAAGTCGTCGACGGAGTGCGACACCGGGGCCAAGGGACTCCTCAACGGCGCTACGGCGGCGCGCGGCGACCAGGGCACAGCGAACGGCGGCTATGCAGCCGGCAACGGTATCGGCGTCATCGCGATTACGCCCGACGCCAACAACGACGTCTGCGTGCTCTTTTCTGGCACCGCACAGACCGGCGGCTCGATCACCTGGGCGCAATTCTAGTTCGCCTCGATGTCTCGCTTGTCCGACGCGCCC